TCAATGATTACTCGGTACACGGATTCACCACGAGCAGGGTCATTACCAGATGGCAAAGACTCAATAGAGGAGTCATTAGCAAACACCATCTTCAATTGGTTGTCCGAGAGCAAGTCTGGTCCACGCACACGCATCCACGCAGGCATCATCTTGTAGCCGTACTTCGTCTTCTGCAACAACTTGGATGCTTCACGTTCCGTGCGTGAAAGCATGACCGTAAAGCGGTCAGCCCAAAAGAATGTTTCCCAGAATGTAAATGCAGCAGCCAGAGTAGAGAACCCAATCTGTCGTGCTTTCAGAACAATACTGTAACGAGAGTTAATCCAAACTCTTACAGTTTCTTCTTGTGCTTCACGCAACACAAACTTGATACGACCCCGCTCAGGGTGTCGAATCATCCAATGGGTAGCACAAAAGTGCGAAAATGCAGCCACCAATTCCTCGGTGGTTGCACCTTCACTACCTTTGCATTTCCTCCACTCCTTCTCGTTGAGAAGGTCAGTGAGTTCCATTATGCCTTCTTAGCGGCTGCCTTCTTGGCTGCAATCTTTTTAGGACTTGCACCAAATGCTGCATCAATTTCATCTTTGGTGAGAACACCATCAATGCTTGCCTTGGCAAGACCTTCTGCAACCTTAAAGATGGAAACTGCGCCAGCAATCAATGCTGACTTCCATACTTCCAAGTCAGGAGCGATTACCGCAGCACCAGTCACCACGCCGAGGGCGTTGGTGAGAAAAAGTGCAACAATTCTGCCTGCAATATCTTTTGCCTTATTCATTGTTCTCCTTGAACATTACGCCGAGTAAATGGATTATCACGGCTATTACGGTGATTCCCCAACCCAAAATCTTGGTTTGCCCAGACAGCGTAATAAGCACCATACCGGTGCCTGCAAGTGTCCAAGTCAAAGCATGGATTTCGGATAGGAGTTTCTTCACGCTATTAGCCTGAATCGTTACCGTCTGCGTGAGGACACAGCAATAGTTGTAGCACCAGCCGCTACAGCAATAAGGGTTCGGCGAGTATCTACTGGCACAGTTGAGCCCAACGGCACGTAGTCGCCAAAGTCGTCAGAGAAGATGTCAATTGTGTCTTCAAACGCCTGTCGCACCTCTAGGGGTGCGGACTGGACAGCCTCTGTGACCGCATCCTTTTCCTCTTCGCTTATTTCAGTTACATCCAAAGACTCAAAGATTTCAACAGCCTGCTGTGGGGTGACAACAGATAGCACCTCTGGGCTGGTCGCCAAAGCGACAGCCTGCTCAGGGGTGGGTGGTTCTTCCTGTGCCAGAATCTGGTCAACAACCTGCTCAACCTGTTCAGGGGTTAACTCCTCTAAAGCGGCTACCAACTCTTCCGTAGTTGTGGCTTCAGCAATTAAATCCAATACTTCTTCTTCAGCCAATGGCTGCAAATCTGGCTCTACCGTTGTGGTAGTTTCTTCAGGTGCTTCAGATGTTGTGGTCACTTCCTCAGTTGTTGTGGTCACTTCTTCAACTGTCGTGCTTATTTCTTCTGGAAGCGTCACCTCTGGAGTGGGTTCCTCTTCTATTGGCTCTGTGGTGCTTGTCGTTGTTTCTTCAGGCTCTTCAGGAACGTAGATTTCGACTGGTGCTGGAAAAGTTGAACTTGTTGTTGTAGTACTCGTCGTTGACGATGTTGTAGTCGTCGTACTTGTCGTCGTTGTCGTATTTGGCACCGTCGTTGTGGTTGTCGTAGTTGAAGTAGACGTCGTGCTCGTCGTTGTACTCGTACTTGATGTTGAGGTTTCTGGAACTGTCGTAGAAGTCGTGCTGGTGACAAGGACAGTCGTTTCGGGGACAGTAGTAGTAACTATCGTCGTTGTTGGGGTCGTGGATGTTGTTGTAAATTCCCATAGTGAAAGATTACTTATCGTTAAGTGACCCGGCTTACAGCAGGTATCAGTTGAATATTGCCTAAATGTAAACACATCTCCAGCAACTACGTTCACAGTTAATGAACCAGATGCCTGATTACTCATTGTTAATTGTGTGTATGCACCATTAACCCCATACTGTGGAGGGTCATACCAAGCACCATCATACGTCCAGTACGACCATGTGAACGAAACACTATTCACACCATTTGGGATTGTAGTTTCAATCTTTGTCCAATGTGCTGCACCAGAACAACCACCTTGGTCTGGACCATTAATTAGGATTGAATTATTAATAACCTCAACAGAACCTGAGTTGACACAAGACTGAGATGCTGTCCAATCTCCAAGTCCGTCTGCTTTTACGACGGTTGACCATAATGCGATTAATGCTACTGGAGCAAAAATTAACCAGCGACTGGAACGACCCACGATTGCGTTCCTTCATTCCAAGCAAAATTTCCATTAGGTTTTGCAACTGGTGGTTGCCAAACAAGGTTACTATCAAGTGTCCAAGATGGATATGGTTGTTGATAAACAAAACGGTGTTTTTCTTTATTGTAAATACAACCAATCATTGCTGGATTTGAATTTGTGTATTCAACAAAATCTGATGGTGCAATCCAATCATCTGCTGCACATGAAATGTTTACAACAACATTATTTTGAATTTGTGCATAATATTTCATCCAAGTACAACCGTTCCGTTACCAGTCCATTTGTAGTAAGTATATGAACCGCTTGTAAATGTTGATGGACTACCCGTAGTGCTTTTAATTGTTGAAGCATCTGTTGTAAGTATTCGGATGAAAGCCGAACCATTCATACCGTAAGAACCACCGAACGGGTTGCCATTACCACTGTTTCCACCATAACCAACATCGCCGGGATTTGCACTATTGTTTCCAACACCTGTTGTACCACTCAAAGAATATGTGACTGCTGAACCAGTCCAACTGTTAGATGTAGAACCAGTTGCGTTTCCGCTTCCACCATTCCAAGTTGTTCCAGTTCCACCACTTCCGTTTGTTGGAGGATTGGCATTTGATTGCCCACCCCCACCGCCGCTTGCTGTAACCAAAGTTACAGACGCAGGACTAACCACCGATGAAGTTCCACCAGTACCACCGTTTGGTGCAGGATAAGGTCCAGAAGTCCCACCAGTTCCAACAGTAATTGTATACGTACCAGCAATACCTGCAGCAGCAACACTTTGGCTACCGCCACCACCACCGCCAGTTCCACCGTTTTGTCCTACTGAACCGTTGTTGAAACCTGCACCTCCTCCACCGCCACCACCAACAACGAAGAACTCTACGTTTGGAAAAGCAGCACCACCACCAGACCAGTAAGACGCTACTTGGTCAGTGTTATTACCACGGCGTGAGCGTGGAGCCAATGCTCCACCGCTAATGGCTTTACCACCTGATGTGTTTCTAATAAAGGAAGGCATCTAAGATGACCTTACGCTGTGATGCGGTTAACGTACCCGTGAATCACAATAACGTTTGCAGTTGCAGCAAACGCACGAACAACCTTGGCAGTTGCGTTTCCTTGCAATAAAAGACCCGGAGCAATCAAGTACAGACCATTCTCAGCCTTAACTGTGTATTCGATGTTGCCATCTGGTGCAGTTGCTTCGCCCCACTCAATCGTCAACTTTACATCTGAAGCAGAAGAGTTAACTGCATACAACCAGATTTCATCAATGGTTGTTGCTGTTGCTGACGCTGTGTGAACAGCGGTTCCAGCAGTTGCCGTAGCAGCGACCTTGATGCCAAGACCTGTGCCCGTCGTGCCTGCTGGTTGAAGTGCGAGTTTTGTGAAAGTTGCCATATATGTTCTCCTAAATCGTTACCTAACCAATAAAAATATCTTGTTCAACCGTATCAACACGGCTAAACACAAATAACTCCAACCATTCATCAGGGTCAGAGTAATCAAAGTTCTGTATGTCAAACTCCAACGGGTAAACCCGTGAAAAGTAATCGTTTGCCAAATCACCCAAAGTTGTGCCAGTAGCACCGTTTGCTACATAGAACTCATACTCCAAAGTTCCACGATACTGCAAACCCTTCTCAGACCAGAACGCATACAACAAGTCGCCAAGGGTCTGACCGGCAGATGGATACGAGCCCGAAAGAGCCGTAAACATCGCATCGTTAGTTGTCGCCATAATCTCTCACCTCAAACACAGCCATCTTCGGCTGTGCCCTGTCATCAATCCCACACGCTGGACAAATCCAATGTGTTGCCACAGGTGGATACTCCTCGCCACACTCAGGACATTCAACCAAGGTCACAAAGCCTTCAAGTGTGTACGTTGAGCCTTTTCTCGCTCCGCTACCGCAGCGATTAAAGAATCCAACTCAGCATCAGAAAGTTCTGCTGCTTTCTTATTAGACTGAACCGTTACCGTAGGCGGAGCCATACGGTTAGTTGCCTGCAAATACAACTGTGCAGACTTGGTATCACCATCAAGCGCTTTGCTGTACAGAGTGTCCAGCAAGCGCTGAGTGCGCTCAGGCGACCCCTGAACTTCGTCCACCGCCTCTTTCCACTGACTAAGGAATACTTCTTTCTTTTCCCATCGGCGGAGTGTCTTGACATCGACGCCTACGTGCACAGCCATC